AAGTATGTTTTAGTAAGTTATGAATTTTATTTGATATTTTATATTAACCCCTACCCTAGTAGGGTTATTTTGTCATTGCTGTTAATAATATTTTTATTATTGATGTTGTTAAGCCAGATGTTGGGCCTACCCAATCATCTATCTGCTTTTTCCATTTTGCTTCTATTGAAGATATATTATTTTTATTTATTAAACCTTTATTAATAAGTTGTATTTGTTCTTGCATAAATCCGTTTATGGCTAATTTGGATTGTTGATTTAATGCATTGTATTTATTGTTTACTACAAGTTGTTTTACCTCTTGTTCTAATTTATCATATTCTAATCCTTGTAATGATTGTTTTAACCTGTTCATGTTTGTATCTGCCATAAGATTATCTATTTTGGCTTGAGTTGCTTGATTAGTTAAACCTTTTGTTTGCATTGAATCTTCTTTTGTGCCTTCTGCTATATCGTTGGCTATTCTAAGACCACGAATTTGTTCTTTTTGAATTTCTAATGCGTTTTGTTGTTGTTGTACCCCAAAGTATTGGGATACTATTTGTCCGCCGTCTATTTGTGGGGCGGTTGGATTCCATGATTTTACATCTGTTGATCTTACAGGTGATGATATTGAGTTGGCACCACCACCATATATAAGGTGGGGGGATAGTCCGGCTTCTTTTAAGCGTGCCATTTGTTGTAGTGGTGAGTTATACTCGTTTGTTCTTGCCCAGTCCGCTAATGCGTCCTCTCGTTGTTTTCCGTACATTGCTTCGTTCCACTTGCGTGTTTTTCTGTTTTGTGCACCTTGTGCTATTGCGTTTATTGTTGCTGATGCAACGTTGGATGCTGCGCTAATTGTTGCTGGTTCCATTTTTTTTTTATTTTTTGTGTTTAATTGAACTAGGTCGTTTTTTTGTGTTATTCGTGTAGTCGTCCTTGTCGTGCCTTCGTGTCCTATTTTACTCATTTACACTGGTTTTTTAACCTAGTGTCAATTAGCACTAATATATCAAGTAGTATTAGTGCTTTTCTGCCGCGCTTCGCTTGCCTTCCACTTTGTCGGGGATCGGCGAAGCCGTCCCCTAAAAAGTGGTGTTTTTAAGAGTTTTTACGTTTTACTCTTGGTTTTCATCGACTACGTCGGTGATTTTGTGTTTGTTTTTTGCATCTCTGTTTTGTTGAGCTGCTTTTATCCTTTCGTTAATTTGTTGTAATTCTTCTCTAGCTGCTGTTGCTAGTTCTTCGCGTTCCGCTAAATCTAATGTGTCGGGATCCTTTGCGTATCCTTCTCCGTCTTCCCATAATGGAGTTTTTGCTCCATCTATTGGGAGACCTTTTGCGTATCGTGTTAATATCTCACGCATTGTCATTGTTTGGTCTGGTACTGTTTCTGATGGTTTATTGTTAACTTCTCCAGAATATGGAAAGTTAGATGCGTTTCCGCTGTTTTTAAGTGTTCTCATAGTTTTTGTCTTTGTAATGATTGTTTTTTGTTTCTACGAAATTGATTTAAATGTCTTTGTACTATATGGAAATCGAAATTTTCGATTCCTATCTCCTTTAATAAGTCGTCTGTTTGTTTTTCGGCTAGTTGTTTCATATGAATTGATATCATAAATTTCTCGCCGTCTTTATACATTTTGTCTTTGTAATATCTTGGCATTGATGCCTTTTTTCCACCTGGTAGTGGAAGATACATACGTTCTTCTAATTTATTTTTATGCCATTTTATGGCTTGTGGTGTAAGATAAGATTTTCCTAGTCCTTTTGACATTATAGAAAATTCTTTTTGTCTATCGTCGTTTTGATGCATTGGAATTTGTTTTTCTTTTGATATATATTTTAAAGTATACCCAATACTAGCATCGTTAACATCGCCAAAATGGCAATGACCGATAGTAGTATTATTAAGATTCCAAGCGCTCTCAACACTGTTACAATTACCATTAAAAAGGATAATATGATAATGTGGGCGTTGCGTTTTATCTCCATATTCGCCCACTGCGTAGTAAGATATTTTTTCATGAGTTAATTTTCTTAATCTTTTGAAAAATTTTTGTAAATCTGTTTTACGTAATGTTTGTAATCCGTTTTCTGTTATAGGCACGTTTGATTCGTCGTAAGTTAAAGTGACGAATTGTGATGTGTTGCTTACTTGGCCATGTTTTGTTAATCGGAAACTCCACCCGCTGATTCTTCTCTTCTGACAAGGTGGACATTTCCCACATGGAAAAGGAATGAAGCCCATCGTGACTCCATTCACTATTTCCATTTTTTTGTAGTAGGGTGTTATGCATCTTGTTGACATGTTAAAAATTTGGAGTTCCAAATTTAGGCATTGGCCTAACTGCTTTAATTTTATGCATTATTTGACAGTATAAATTATCTTCTCCATCTTGAACAGCGAAAATTCTTTCTACCTGTTCAGGAGTACATTCTATAAATGTTTGATTTAATGCTGGTTGTGTTGCAAAAATTCTTCCTAAATGCCAATAATCTAATATTGTTCTAAATTCTCCTGCAACTCGTGAAGGTTGATATTTATATTCGGCATAACGTGGAACGTATCCGAATGTATCTTCGCCTGTTGCAGTATATGCAAAGAGCTCATTGTTTTGTACTGGTTGTTCGCCAATATGTGCGAATGATGGCCAAAAGAAATCTAATGGATCAGATTTAAGATATGTTTTTGGTATTCCTTGTTGATATGCAGGTTGTGGCATTACGGACATAATACCGATAATGTATCCATGTTCTTCGCAAAAATAATTACCATATTTTCCTGTTGATACTGCTACACCATGACCTGCCATGTTACCCTGTGGTTCTTCTGCTGTTGATGATGTATTTAATACTTCTGATATAATAACAGGTGTTTTTAATCCTGTAATATATTCAGGTCTTTGTAATCTTTTGTCTGATGACCTTACACCGAAATGCATTAATATGTTTTCTATGTATCTAGTTCCGCCTCTTGCGTTTTTTTCCAACCACTCTTGTAATCTGAATGCTCTTCGAAGATCATTAATTGTAGTTGGTTGAATGTCTATATCTGATGTTTTAGCTATCATTTCAGGTGTTCCTATTGTTGATACTCCCGCTGATGAACCTATTGTTTGTGAATTAGTTCCGTCATAAGTTACTGCTGTATGCGCGTTTTCTAATGAGTTCCAATTTACTGCAACGTCATTATCTATTGATCCAATTGGTATATCTACGGCTGTGCCTTTTTGAGCAAAGGGTAGGGATGCTGTAAAATAATCATGTTCCCATGCTCTATTTCTAATTGTTAATAAATCTGCAAAGTTTGCATTATTATCTCCGTCTGATAAATTATAATCCACTTCTGGAATTAAATTTTCATCTCTATAATATTCATTATATATTGCTTGATAAGCTGCAAATGGTAATGCGTTTACATTTGTGTCTGTTGATCCTGGAGGTGCAACCGGTACTCCCATATAATCCATAAACTTTCTAGTAACTGCAGGTCTATCTCCTGATGCTGTTATAAAAGGTAATGGATATGGAGTGTTTGCGTCTACTATAAATTTTTCCCAATTATCCCATGTTAATCTATTTGGTACGAAAAAGTAATGTACTGATACGTCCATGCGGTGCATTACTGGAGCGACCATAGGAGCGAATCTAATAAGACTATCGCAGCCTATTTGAAAGCTGTCGCCAGGTACACATTCTGTAACTAATACAGGTGTTAATTGTCCCATTTTCATGGACATTTTTACGTCATGACTAAGATCGAAGACGTTTTTTTTCGGTTTTTCTAATTGTACCGAATTGAAGATGTTTTTTGCCATTGTTGTTGGTTTTTTGTTAATAAGTTTTTAAATTAAAGACGGATTCCGCCACGACTAACATAGTACGTGCGTAGTTTTTTGCTTTTTCCTTTAGAGTAAGTTCCTCTTTTTTTGTAGCTTTTGCTACGTTTTCTGTAGGCCATGTGTTTGATTTTTAATGGTTTATAATTCTATTTAACATAATGTTTTGCTTATAATTAACATATAGTTAAGTATGTTTTAGTAAGTTATGAATTTTATTTGATATTTTATATTAACCCCTACCATAGTAGGGTTATTTTGTCATTGCTGTTAATAATATTTTTATTATTGATGTTGTTAAGCCAGATGTTGGGCCTACCCAATCATCTATCTGCTTTTTCCATTTTGCTTCTATTGAAGATATATTATTTT